ATGAATGTATGGGGCTATAACGCTATACTAAAATATAAATTAAATAATCCTACAAATATTATTGAAACTTGTGCATATTTTAGAGGGGAAAGTAAATCTAAAAATGGTTCAGGTTATTACCTTAATGTTGATAACTATATTTATGATACCCAAAGAATTCGTCAAAAAGCTTTTCCTTCTGGTTTAACATGGCGTGACTTTTATGAATCTTTAGATAAACAGCCATCTAAGTGCCATAAGATAAAATATGTGCAACTTGATTCTATCTTATCGAAAAAGATTTTTATTTATGACTATCAAAAGTAATTATAAACCATTAATTTAAGAGTACTTTTTGCTATTTAATATGTAATGGGGATTATGCGAATTCGCTCTCACTCAGAGGGCCATTCTTCCCTTAATCTTTCTGCATCAGTTGCGTGTCAATCAGCTTTTTTTGCCATTGATCGATATTCAATAATGCAGTTTTCGAGTATGTCACTGTTGGCAGTGGTGTACTCAATGATGGTTTCTTTACCCTTGCCCTTACTCAAGCTTTAGTAGTTTAGGACACGGTAGCATTTTACATGAGAACTTATCAAAGTTTTTACATAAGCTCTATTATGTTATTTTTAGTGAATCTAAAAGGTGGTGGATATATTAAATAGTGGTTTGACGGTGGTTAAAATACACCAGTAGGTGGTTGGAGTGAAAATGATATTCATCATATTAAGCCTCTAATATTTGGAGGTACTAATAATTTTAATAATTTAGTGCCTTTACAAAGAAAATGCATTAAAGGGAATATTCTCAGTTTTGGAATAGTTACTAGTATGAATTATAGTTTTGAAGTCAATGTAGGTTTATTAAAAAATAGTTGGACGAAACCTAAAGCAATAAATAATATTTCCATAGATATGTTATTTAGATGTAGGTTCTTACATGGAATAAATGAATTTAATGATATACCCTTTTCTGAAGATTTTATAGAATTCTATAGAATTTCTAATGGTGCATATTTGTTTGAAGATGTTATATATGGACAGTGGGGGTTAATATTATTAGATTTATATTTCATAGAAGTAAAAACACAAGAATTTATGCATGATTATAGAGATGATTTCATCTTTGGGGATTATATTATTGGTGAGTTTTTGGGAGATAATGATTTATTGCTATTAAGGTTAGATGAAACTAAAGAGGATTATGGCTCTATAATAGTAGCAAACCGAATGGATAGCAGAGAAGAGTGGAAAAAAGTAGAAAGAAATTTTCGTAATTTTATAGTGAATTTTGCAATTAATGAGGGACAGAAATATTGGGAATGAATATTTTGAGTTTGATGAGTGCTGATGAAAACACAGCAGAATTTAAAGCTTAAAAGAAAAAGTCATTGAAGAAAACAAAGGAAATGTCTCAAAAACAGCAAGACAGCTCTGGCTTTCGCATTCTCAGTTTGAATAATAATTTCAGTCTGTTTGTATTTCTGGATCTGCCCTACTTTGTGGTTCAGTAAGGCAAGACAAACAATCTACAAAAAAGCGAGAAGTCCGATTAAGATTTCTCGCCATTTTGATAGTGCTTTAAAAATCCATATCATTTGTCGATACTCCATTTTTTATATGCATTAGCCAACTTCACATCATAGTTATTAATTGCATAATTTTTGCCGTTATAACCTTTAGCAAAAACTTTCCAATCTTTGTTTTTAAGGGCATTCACAAGGTTATTTACCTTTATATATCGACACATCGCATCAAGCTGTGCGGCTTCATCTTTATACATGGTATTAATAAATGATTGTAATGTTGGATATTCAAGGGCTTTCCAGTGATAGCCCATAACCTGCCCCAAGCCCCATGAAGCTGACTCTAAAGCAGAGGTGCGATCAAATAAAGCAGCAGCGTTTAAACGGCCATGCTGTGCCGAATATAACCCATAGCCGCCTGCTGTCTTATTGCATAGATCTGGGCGCTTAATCATCATTTGATCTGCTATTAAGGTATTACCAACATTATTTGCAATTAATCTTTGTCGCATCACATGACGTTCAAATAAAATTACAGGCGTACCATCCGAATTAAATCCTGAGCCTTTGCACTCGACTTCAATTACAGCTAGTAATGAAGCAATTTCAATACCCAAAGCAGTTGCTTGATTCTTAATTTGAAGCTCAGTAAGTTTTTTATTCATTTAAATATTGCTCCAAATGCCTCTTTAACTTCCGAGATAATTTCATTAAAAGATTTGCCTTTTAGAAGCTGTACGGACTGGTAAACAATACCAATACAAAGCATTCCAAAAATGGCAAAAATTAACATGACAAATCCCTGTGCCATGTGTGTGTAATGGGTTAAGTCGTAATACTCAATAAATGCAGATCCACCATATAAGCTAATGGCCACACTGAAAGTGAATTTCATAATGACGCCCATAGTGATTTTGATACGTCCTTGTGTGTCGATATCCCCCGATAATGTAAGAGCAAAAATTGCCCCTATTACCGCAGCCATAATTTTAAAAAGCCATGGTAAGCCTTTAATTGAAATCGGATCGTTCAATGTATTTCCCCTAATTTTTGGCAATAAAAAAGCACCCGGTTGGGTGCCTGTATTTGGTTAATTTCATACTTCTATCTGAACCACAGTGCCCTCTGGTGCAGATCTTTTGATTTCATTATTTGAGATAAAAACCTTTGTACCGATTGTGAAGCGTGTATTGCTTGTACATAGCACTAGACCACTCCCATCGATCACTAAAACTTTATATTTGGGATGATCCACATGGGTAATGGTCCCAATAAATTCAGGTGATTTAGGTAGTAAATTAAGTAAACGTTTTAAAGCATTACTCATCTCGATTCACCCGTTCAACCTTAATTGCTTGATTGGTAATTGCATGAGTGAATGAGACAGAAACAGCATCAACTATGCCCCACCAACTCCCATTAAAACCGATCAATTCACCTGGCGAACATTCACCGATTTCAGCACTATTCGGCATCGCGATACTGTGTGTTTCAACCATTCCCGCTTTTGCTAACTCAGCTTTCCCAAACACACCCATGCTATCCACTGTAAATAATGGGTTATTCACTGTTTCAAGCAAAATATCTGCTGAGGTACCAGAGCGTTTAACTTGGCCAGTATTGCCATTTCGATCATTACTCAGTGTAATACCGTTATAGTCTGGATAGAGCTCATAGTCAGTCGATAAATCAGTGACTATACTTTCGGGAATTAAGCGATCGTAATCATTCAAAATCACGTTATCCCAAAAGGTTTTTTTGTACTTCGGTTTGATCGTGAGCTTATTACCGGCTTTCTCACTGTATACAAAACCTCCTGCACTTTCTGCTAACATTTTAATGACGGCAATCGGTGTTTGATTGGAATAACTTAAACTGTTGATTGGAACAATCCAACCCAGTGCATCAACCAGTTTCCAATTCAATTCTGCTTGATTATTCACACGATCTAACTCAGCTTGAGCTAACTGTACTGAGGTTCTTTCATTCTCCTGTAAATAGGTTCTTGTGGGGGCGTATGGCGCATCGAGTAAAGCGGATTGACTGCGCCCGGATAAGGTATATGTGATATAACCGAACTTTTGAGATCTGCTGCGGTTTTCAAGTAACATGTGATGTTCATGACCATTCACCATAATTTTTAAAATCACAGGTTGAGCATTAATTGGCTCAAGTTTACTGATTTCACTATTTGGAACGGTCAAACTATATGACCAACACCACCGACTGCGATCGCTACTATAATTGCCATCTAGTACGTTGATATTTTCACCATTATCTAACCGCGTTACAGATAATTCATTCACGATGTACCACCAATTCTTATTGCTGATTTCAGGAAATTGCGGTTTCTGAGGATCAGATAAACATTTATCAGGTTCAAAATTTAAATGAGCTTTTAGGCGATCAACTTCATCAGTGGTGCAACAGAAATTGAGCCTAATACTTTTCTTATCCCAGCCCTGTGGTGTAATTTCTTCAGGCTTTGGCCAAGGCTGAATTGCATGTTTTCGATAATGAATTGATTTCGCTTTTTCCCATGGAATTGCGTCTGTTGTTATGAACTCTAAGCCTTGATCAGCAATGAATTGATAACGTTTTTCAAACACATGAGCGACTTCATGTGAGTATCGAATCATCTTGTTCTTTCGAACCAATTCAACCCAATCAAAAATTGCACGAATCTTGAGTTTTTTGGATTCTTCAAAAACTAAATTTTGAGTAATGAAAGCTAGTTTATTTTCTTGCCAAACAAAGCCTGAAACACCTCTCAAAGTCACAGCCTGTTCATATACAGCACGTACAGCCCTATGCAGATTCAAGCCTTTGTCAAAACGATTGAACGGCTGAATACTTTGAGTTATACCAGATTCAAACTGAAGCCCATTTTGATGCGAGCGAATATAAGGATCTGACCAAACTAAACCAATTGAATTACTTAAAATTCTTGCCCGACACTGAAATGGATAAAGACTTTCACCAAACACCCCACGATTAAAATTTATATCAAAACGTGCATTTGATTCGGATTTAAAACTTGTTTGGATGGTGCTTTGCAGACTACAAAAGCGATCAATGATGACCGCATCTATAGCAGCATTGAATGCAGTTTTTACATTACTATCAATTGTTGAAGCGTCACCCACCGCACCCGTTATATAGCTTTCTAAGCGTGTCGATATAACTGAAGAAAGCGCATTATAGTCGTAAGTCTGAGCTTGCATTTTGGCAATGAAAGCTGTGTTTATAACGGCTTCTAATGACGCTGTTTCTGCATTCTCTGCTCCGAAATTTAATGCTGTAGATCCTGTCGCAAGATCTTTAAATTTCAGGTCGACATGGTGAATCTTTGGAGGTGTATAGTTAGACACATGCTCACCTCTTAAACATTCGGCTTAAACACAATCGAGTTCAACATTAAAGTGCTACCCTGTATTAGTCCCGGATTATTTAAGCTAATATCTGTTCCCACTTCAAAATCAGCAACAGCTTTCCCTGCACCATTGAATAAACGTGCCCATATCGCTGTGCCATTTTTAACGACTACAGAAGCATCAGTTTGATGAAGCTCAATGCTGTCAGCATTCATTTTTTTAAAGCAAGGCTTAGGCAAAGTTAGAATAACCAAGCGAGTTGTATTATCTGCAGCAATATCTAAAGATTCGGGTTTAGAACTGCTATAAAAAACAAAGGTAGCATTTGCGCTACCTTGATCGATGTAAGTTGCTAATGCTTGCAATTGTGCAAGACTCGCTGCAATGGATGGGATAATCATCAGCTCACCTTATCCTGTACTGCAATATTGTATTCGCCTGCTGGATCTACAGCCAAAACATAACTTTTAGAATCACTTTGCCCAAAGAGTAAATATGAGCCGTCACTTTTAGAATGTGCTCGACTCAACAACTCACCCGTAATTCGATTATAAGCCCGTACTGGACAAGCAATAGGAACGTTTAATTTCGTGGTTATCCCCTTAATTAAAATGTTCGCCTTATGCGCCAATGCTTTGGGTGAAAACTCACCATTCAAGATTTTAAAAGACGGTCTTGTGCCGACTTGGCTAAACTCACTTTCTCCAAACAAAATTTTCATGCTTTAACCTCCATCATAAATGGTGAAAAATAGCATTCCCAAAACGCCCCCAGTATTTGAGCGCATCCGGCAACCGATATATGCTTTATTCGGTTCAGAGAAAATTGCATAATTCGCAGTTGAGGTCGCATCATTCACACATGCTTGTACCAAAGGTAATGCATCCATGATGAAACCATCAGGATCGGCAAAATAAATGGGTGAAAGTATATATCCTTCAGTTGGATCTGATTTAATTGAATTGGCTGCAGAACCGGAAATGACATTACCAAAACCGCTAATCAAACGGCTGTAACGTGTGTTTACTAAAGCCCCAGAATACCCTGTCATTGCAGCAACTTCTACTCTGCTGGTATCTGAGAGCGGTGTTCCAATAGACATGTAATCATTAAACGTTGCAGCATGATTCGAAGCGCAGAGAAATGGTTTAGCCAATCCCTTATGCTGAGTCACACCAAAACAATAAGGAGATTCAAAAATTTGACCTAGAGTTAAACTGTTAATTAAATAAAAACTATCTTTTGTACCAATAAGCACCCAAGGTCGATTACCATTTGGTGGTGGCTGATTTTCTGATGTATATGTGGTGTAAGCTGCATCATTAACTACTGCATAACGCCATTTGAACCAACCATTATAACCGCCTTCTCCTGTCCAATTTCTATTTTGCTTTGTCGGGTCAAATGGTGCTTGATTGCCAGTCAGATCATCAATGCCAATGCAAGAATCTAAAATCCCGACCTTGGCAAATTTTGCATAATTGGTGTTATAAACAGGATCTAAACTATTATCTACCCTTAAAAAATAAGGGTTCGCTGTTCTGTCTTTTGCACTATAGACCGCTTTTTGTGTGCCTGAAAATGGTTTGGTCCATCCTAAGGATGCCAATTTACAAGAGATAGTCCCAGTAGCAATTAAATCTGGTGAATTGACTACAAATTCAATCGTGTTTGATGTCAAACCTAAAACTTTATGTTCACCGTTAAAAATCTGTTGTTCTGCATTAGATATTTCAACAACTTGAAATTGCTGAAGGTTATGACTTGTTCCAAAAGTTGCCGTTGCTACTCCATCTTTTACCAACAGTGTTGAAACCAATTGAGAGCCCATGCCTGTGACCAGACAAGCATCGAGCACATCGATCATACAACCCCATGAGTTTGAGAGCTGAGGCGCATTTGTATTTCCAAAACTAAACCATTTAATATCTGTATTTGACATTTCTTTTACTCATAAAAAAACCGCCTTAGGCGGTTATCAATAATTAATAGGATTTATAGAATTCGGTCTATATCACCGCGTAGCATGATTTGAAATTGATCTGTAAGCTCAGTGGGTTCAGATTGTTTAACTGTGCGAATTACCCAAACTGGATGCATGGCTGCATGCGTATCAAAAAAGATTACATTGCCATTCGCCCAACCTGTTCCCCATCCCTCTTTTTTAATTTTGAAGTAAGGTACACTTGTAACCGGGTTAATAGGTGCATTCTCGCTGTTGATGTTGCCAGTTCCGATTTGACCTGAATACTGACCAATGATTCTAAAGTTTGTATTATCAGTAAAAACGAGTGCCCAGCGTTCTTGAATTGCGCCCTTATTCGTCATCACTAAAGGATATAGCGCATCGTTATAACGTGCTGAAATGGGTGCACCTGTCGGCTCATCAACCCACATATTGCTCCAAGTGCCTTGTGAGAACATATTTGAATATCGAGCATACATATCGCCTACAACCATTGCAGATCCAACAATAGTATTTTTAGCCTCATAGTTATGTGTCAAAGGTTTGGTAAAAGTAATCTGCCCACTGATTTGTACATCACGAATTAAACCCATATCCTGATAACGATATTCAATGCTTAAAGGTGGAGTTAGTGCATTTACGGCGAAATCTCCATTTAATGTGACCTCACCATAATCGTAGTCTACAACGTACATATCGAAAGGAACTTTCACGCCCTTACTGTCTTGAAGCTCACACCAAGAAATACGCTTATCGTCTAAAAGATAGGTTTTGCCCGCAATATGATCAGGCATTACCATAGATTTGGCGGCACTGACGATGCCAATATCACCAACTCGGAATATAGGTACACGACCATTCGGGGGCAAACGTGTAGCAGATAGGCCCAAAATCGAAGCATCAAGCGGAATATAGGTATAAGCCACGGCATTGTATTTCACCGAGTCCGGAACAACCCAAACAGGCACATTAATGTACTTCTTATTCAGTTCTTCATATTCTAAAAGTACGTCATACCAGTCTTTAGCTTCAATTTTTGGTCTATTCGCTTCAGTAATTTCTGTCTTGGTATAGAAATCAATATCTATAAAACCAGTTTCATAATTTACTGAACCATGCGCTTTTGCTGTATCCACTTTTCCCAGTTCATCAAACTGGATGGTCAAAGCACCAAATTCAACCGTACTTAATACCACTGTTACTGACGATGGGCGAATGGGTATGACAGGAATTCTAAAACTGATATGGTTTAATTCGATTGCATCAGTAGTCGTGGTCAATGACTGTAATGAAATAGCGTTACCGCTAGATGGCGTCCAAGAATCTAGTTCAACATCGCCTGTTCCATAGTTGATGGATCCTGAGCTAATTCCTGTATTTGAAGCGCTATTTATGTTTCTAAATATCACGCCATTTCGATCAACATAAACATCATTTCCCAATTTAAAACGCACTGAATTGGTCAAGACCTGTTCGCTAAACTGTGGGGTTAAATCCACTTTCAGCTTATCAGCAATAATTTGTTTTTCGTTAGGATTTAACTCAGGTGTATCTCGATATTTAATGTTGATATTGGTCGGATAATATGATTTTAAGAGCTTTTTTTCAGATTGAATGGATTCTGTTTGTGGAGAATAGTAGCCCATTATTTGCTCCATGACTCAAATACTTGATAGGTTTTTTGATATATCAATACTTCTAAAAATGGCTTAATCAGTACAGTACCAGTTATATAGTTGATGGTCCCGTGGGTGTTGCCTAACTTGTCATTCAAATTTCCCGTTGTATCATCAACTTTTGAATCAGTTAATACCAATTCTCCCCAATGCTGGTTAAGTTGGTCTTGTAACTCCATTTTTAACTCAATACTGCCTGCTTGAAGCGCATTGCCCGTTCCTACATTAAAACTTAACTCCTGATCTGTTGATGGCGATGTAATTAAGCTTTGATTTAGAGGGAAACCACTGTTGTAATTGATGGTAAACACCGTACCTTTTTGCGGTAATTGATTTGGAATGAATCTGCCCACGCCCGTCGCATAATTAATCTGACCTGTTGCATCACCTGTAAACTTGCCTTGTGCATTACTCGTCGCAACTTTTTCAACATCCTCAAGTTTCCACTTCACCATTACACTATTTGCCGCTACCGCCTCACCGAGTTGAAGCTCAAAGCTTGGGCTATCAATGGTTAAGTTTGAGCGTACAAAAGTTGAAATCGGTGTACACCACAACACCAGGATATTACTCCCCACGTCCGCAAGTTCACCTGTAGTCAGCAACCATGATCCTGTTTCATAATTGATTGAGCCAGATCCAATAGACGTTGCCCCAGCTTTAAGTTGTCCAGATCCATCGTCTTTAAGTTCATAAAACTTACCTTTCACCATGAAAGATACAGAAACGCTACCAGGTGCAGGAGGCGGAATTAAAACACCTGTCCAGTTTGAACCCTGATTTGCTTGAGTGACTTTAATAGATTGGCTCTGTGTATTTTGAGTTGGTGCAGAAGCAGGTTTAAAAGATACATTTAAATTCAATGATCCTGTACCTGCTGCACTGGTCCATTGAATTAAGCCTTTTTGATAATCAATTGTTCCGACTTGTGTACCTGAGGTTGTTTTGAGTAAGCCACCTATATCATTTACCTGTAGATTAAATAAAGTGAAGCTCACACTTGATGGCATGATGCTTGAGCCCAAATAGAGATTTTGAGCTTCGGCAACATAGGTTGGATAACTCGCTGTAACAACCCCATCATTACCTGGCACCAATGCTACTTTTTCACCTGCAGCATTTACATCAATGATTGAAGTTTCGCTTTGAGCACTTGGGATAATCTGAGTAAATACATCCTGGACATTGACTGTAAACTCACCCACTTGAATTTTTTCAGTGGCTTTGGTCGAAGAATAGTATTTACCAGTATCTGCTACCAATGTCTCACGGATGATCGTTGTGGATTTTTCACCGCCATACCAACTTTTTGCAGACAAGCCAACAAAGTCTGTTTCAAGCGGATCGCTAATACTATAAGTCGCAATCTTATATTCGATTTCTTTTAACTCGATGACAATCTTTGAAATACGAGTTTCAACTTTTAAGATACGAACATATTGCTCGTGACTATTTACCTTACCTTCATTTGAAACCAATACAATCGCATCACCAACATTACTTTCAGTTTCAGTGGTAAACATACAAACTTGAATCTGTTTCATGCCCTGCCAAAGCGTATCAAGTGGTGTACCTGCGATTTGCCCACCTTTAGCAAGATATGACTCAACTCTGTTTTGCGCTGATTTTCGCTCATCCGTATAACTTCCTGTGCTGAATAGCAAAGCAGATACTGCAGGATCCTTGGGTGTTTCAGAAATAAAAACTGTAGAGCCCATTAATAGATCCGTATCATTTGTCGATACAGCAGGAAAAACTTTGCGCATCGATACGTCACCCAGGGTACGGTCCAATTCTGAGACATCATTGAAGAGGTTATTACTTTGGCCATCAATAATGACCTGGCCAGAATATTTTCCGCCCCCGTTATCTGTATCGGTTAAACGTTCCGACTTATAAATTACAATGTCTTTGGTTTCAATCATCGTTTAACTCCAAGAATCGCATTGTGACGTTGTAATAATCATCTTCAGATACTGTTGGAAGGCCCTTAACTGGCTTGGCTTCAATTGCCCCTGCTTCATGATTAAACATAACTTTAAATTTTCGCTTGTCATGTGGGTAATCAAACTCAAGATAAAAATGCTCTTGAAGTGCTGACCAGTCCATAATTTTGCTGAGTTCACGGCGTTTCACCCACCCCATACTTGCCTCTGAAGGGATTAAAGTGATTAGACGCCCCGCCTTTTTCTTACCCTCTTGAACAATCAAAGCGCCATCAATAGCTCTATCTTGTTTTTGCTCAATAGGATTCCAATCAAATTCGTCAGACCATAAAAAACCGTTCTCTAAAAGAACGGTTTGATTTGTCGCTTTTCGTACTAATTTCATTTATTAGCTACCTTTATTAATGGTTTCCAGCTCACTTAGAATCGAATTAAGATTTGATTCTGTTGATGATGAACCATAGACAGTCGCCTTATTTTTTCCAGTACTGAGTTCATATTTCACGGTTTTAGAACTTTCTGTATCTAGTGTTGCTGCTGTTTTGCTGGAATATTGACTATAGCGCTCCAATTGCTCACGGACATAGTTTGCATTTGAAGTACCGCCACCACCTCCTGAAAACGCACCCACAACATCCAAGCCATTTTTAGCAAGCCATGAAGTAGATGCATTTCTATATCCACCTCCTAACTTAGATCCATCAAGAATAGTCCGCGCAATTTCAGCGGCATTTTTATCGTCATAACCCATTGCTTTTAACTCTGCTTCAACACCACTTTGATCAAATGCTAAGCGTGTTTTTTCACCACGAGGTGTAGCATGTATTCCACCTGTTTGAGCATCGAGCGCCTTTGCCCAAGCTTCAGATGAAGAGTGAGCTTCTTCACGAGCTACATCACCTAAATCCCTGAAGCTTTGCTGTGCATCATAAGTCGCATTGCTGACTTTTTGCATAGAGATTTCCATTTGAGATCCTGCATCTACAGTCACCTTGCCCACTTCATTTACGCTAGATGCCAATCCATTTGCAGCCAGTTGCCCTTCATACCAAGCGATTTTGGCTGCATTCCCTGAAGCATATATTTTGTCAGCCATATTGATTAAAGCTTGTCTGACCTGCTCAGCCGAAGCAGTACCAGATTGCTTCATAACATTAAAAGCTCTCATTTGAGAGTCTGCAATCTTAGACGTCTCTTCTTTAGATGTTACTCCAAGCAATTTGTAGGCTTTTTCAATTTCAGAAATATTTTCAGGGATTTTCCCATTTATCTGATCAAGATATTCCATGCCTATTTGGACTTGTTTTGCAGATAGCACACCTTGTTTTTCAAATGAAATTAGCTGTTGTTTAGCAGCCTCGATTTCCGCTTGGTTTTTTGCTTTTTCAGCCCACTTTTCCCAACCTTGATAAAGTGCATCAGTTGCTTGGGTGCCCTTAGCGCCCATTGTAGTTAGGCCATTTGCATAATTATCCAAATGGACTTTATTGGCAGCAAACTTTTCAGAAACTCTGTTTAGAGCAACATCCAAGTCTAGGCCTAGAGCCGCAGCTCCTTTTCTTGCCTTGGTTATAGTGTCATCTTGAACTTCGACAGCCTTTGTTCCAGCGCTCATAGCTGAAACAATTACTTTGCCAGTCTCATCGAATTCAGCTTTAAGACCTTGAAGTGCTAATTTGGCATTTAATACTTTCAAGGCTACTTGACCTGCGGCATCTCCTGATTTAATTGTGGCCTCTGCAACTGCCTGTGCCGCTTCAATTTTTGCTTGATTAAGTTTGGTGCTCTCTGCTTGATAAGCCTTTTCTTTAGCATCAAGATCAGCTAGACCTTTGGTAGCAAGATCTATAGCGGCTTGATTACCAGTTTTCCGCGCTTCAAATAATTGCTGTTCAAGCAAAACCCTTTGATCGCTAATAGCCTTGTAATCTACTACATGTTTTGCTTCTTGGGCGGCTAACTGATCTAAAGTAAGCTGATTTTTAGCTAAGGTATCTGCATTCCTTTGTTCTTGGGTTTTGCCAATCTCTTCATATGCTGCAATAGCTTTGGATTTAAATTGCATTACACCATCAGAAGCTTTTTGATAATACTCCTCTGATTTGGCCTGCATGGCCTGCATGTTTGCAATAGCTTCCTGCTTAACATCACCCCATGTAAATTTTGAAACTAAATTTGACCATGCTGAACCAACAGAATAAAGCGCACCCACGAATAGATTGATGCCAATACCTATTGCAGAAAATCCATCACTTAAAGCACCAATTACCACATTGATAGCTTGAAGTGTTTTAGTAAACCCATTTGTCTTATCATTCGCAGTATCAACACCACTGTTGAAACTAAAAATTTGCCCTAATACTGTATTTATCGCATCAAATGCCGCTTCAAATGCATTACCTGCAGTTGATGCTAATTCTTTCAATGCATCATAAGCGCTAATCAATGCAATTTTTAAGGCTTCAATTGTTGCAGGATCAATTTTCTTAAGCTGATCTCCTAACCAAACAAAACCTTCACTAATATCATTAAGAATGATATCTAATTCTTGAATGTTGTCAGCAAGCAACTTGAGCCATTGCGCAACAGAAGCAGATGCACCATTTGCCTGATCCATCTTGCCAATTAATATCTCCCAACTGGTTGATATGCGCTGTAATGCATTACCTATTGTTAATGGAAATTTATCGTAAGTTGCCTGAACTGATGCTGATTGGCTTTGAAGGGCTTTTGCTACACGCTCTGAAGAAAGCTCACCTGCTTCCGCCATTTTACGCAGTTCACCAGTGGTTACACCTAAACCTCTTGCCAAAGCCTCAGCTAAACCGTAACCACCCTCCATAATGCTGTTAAATTCTTCACCGCGAAGTACACCACCTTGCATGGCTTGAATAAATTGAGTAACCGCACCATCAGCTGCTTCCGCTGAACCGCCACCAATTTTAATTGCTTGAGTTACTGTTTTTGTTAGGTCTAGCGCTTGTTGTTGCGTCATCCCCATATCTTTACCAACCGCATTGAGGCGAGTAAATAAATCGGCAGTTGTGGTGAGATTAGAGTTTGTAGCAAGTGCAACTTGGTGAACACCTGCCATTGCTTGATTAAAGTCTCCACCATCTTTGGTAGCTATATTAATTCGTGCTGAAAGGTTTGTGTATGAGTCTGCTGCTTGTGCCAATCCTTGAACACTCAAACCAACACCAACAGCCGCCATCGCAGCAACTAAAGCATTTACTGCAAATTTAGCGCCATTCACACCTTGTTGTAAGCCAGCTGTATTGGCTAACAGGTTTAAGCGAAAATCCATAGATCCTGAAGCCATACATTCCTCAACTTTTCTACAAGCAATAAAAAACTGCCAGCAGGCAGTTATGGTTTTGGGAGTATTAAAAAACCTCCAAATGGAGGCATAATTTAGATTATTTGTATTTCAGTATTATCGATTAGAAATAAAGCTCAATAAATTTAAACTCTACTTGTAACAATAATCCATTAATACCAGAGCTTTATCCATATACTTATTACTTAATTCACTACTGGTGTTCATTTTAAAATTATTATCCTGTGCAAATGCTAGAAACCCATCAATTGCATAATCATATGAAGTATTTAAGCTTAATTTCATTGCATTATCACAAAAATTTGCAGGCTTTCTCTTTTCTAATTCTCTCTTAAGCCTCTGAAGTTCGGTTATAGGTTGGCTTAATGCGATCCTAGGAGTTGATGAAGCAATTTTAATTGAATCAGACCATTTGCCAGAAAGTTGGGAATAGAAATTTTTACCATCATTTGGAATTTTTCCAGATTCAATAATACCTCTAGCTTCTGCAGGATCTATTTGTATCTTAGATTGCAATTCTTTAATTTTAGAACGAACTTCTTCTTCATGCTTTTCATTTTCAATTTTTTGTATTTGTGCCTTTTCTGCCTGTATTAATCTTGCCATATCTTCTTTATTGCTTTTATTGATGAAATATCCAACCAATAAAACAATAATAAGCAGAGCTCCAAAAGCATATTTCAAAATCATTGCTCCAAAACAATTTTATAGACCACATCTCTTACTATCGTTATAGTATATTTATCATTATCAACTACATAGCTCAAATTAAAGGCTGAACGTGGAATTCGATGATAAATTCTTAAAGTGAAACGTTTCTCTGATTCGGGATTTCCTAATACACTTTTTACATCATCAATCGAACTACCAATTTCTATTGAACCAGTAGATGTTTTGATGGATTTAACCTCTGTTCCTGCAAAAACAAAACTTGAAGCAAAAAGCATAAAAGCTAATAATATTTTTTTCATAAATATCCCCTTATTATGTGAACAGGATATCTTTTGAATGTTTATTGTGCAATGTGAAATTTATGAACCTTTCATCTCGTTTGAAAATTTCTTATAGCCATTATTGTCTGCATGATATGAAACACGCATTGTACTTCCAAGGCTTAATAATGAATTTCGTTCATTACGTTGCGCAGCTTTTAAGTATTCAAGGAAGGCACCAAAACTGTAATTTAAAATATCTGTGTGACGATGGCCCTTACTAATCAAAAACTGGAAAGAATCAAACCATGTGTTTTCTGTTTTTTCAGTAGATTTTTTCCCATCTTGCTGATCAAAGTAGGCTTTATTAATCGTTAATACATCTGAAAAAATTGACAGAAATGTATCTGCATCGGTATTCATGATATTTGAATAAAAATTGGCATCATGAATTGTTGTAAGTGAGCAAACCATAATGGCTGCTACAATGTGTTGTTTTACAATTGATTCAAGATTTTCATTTGAATAATCTTGTTTTAAGTCTTTTCGAATCATTTCGGCAAACTGCGACCATTGATCCAAGTCTCTTACAGTGATTTGCTTGATTTCAATATCTTCATTAAATACAGATCGATTAGACGCTAAAAAGAATTCATTCATTTTAAATACTCGAAAACAGGCACAAAAAAAGACGCTTATGCGCCCCTGTGCCTGTTGTCTTAATTACGCTACTGGAATTGTCACAACATGGCCATATAAACCAAGTGTAGGATCTAAGCCTTTTTCAGTGTCTGAAAGTGATTGACCTGAGATTTCGTATTGACCTAACTCTTCATGGATCAATGGGAAAGTGGTTTCAGGTGATTTTTTAGTACGCCACAAACGTACAGCAATATTTTCACCTGTTGCAGTATTAACTCCTTTAAAGAACAACTCGTATTCTTTATTGAATTCACTCGCGATCGTTGTGTGACTTACTTTACCAGTAGTGAAGCTGGCTGTTACTGGGTCCGCAATTAACTCATTAAATGTAATCGTACCAAACACTGCATCAAGCGTATATTTATCAGCTGCGATCGTCGTAGATCCCGTTTTAAAAGATACTTGAGTTAAGTTGTAGCCATCAAGTTTAATTTCTTGGCCTACTTTAATTGTTCCAAGTCCTTGGTCTGTAACTGTAACACTGGCAACCTCTGATTTCATACCTGACAAGATGTATTGCAGATTGGCTTCATCCACTTCTTCAAGCTGCCCTTTGAAATTAACACCTGTTGTTTTGGTTAATACAAAATCTGTGGTCCGTTGTCCTGATGTGCTTTCTTGGTGTTCAACTTGGTCTGTTGTGATTTCAAGTTCGAATTCAGGAACGTTACCAAGATGACGCATACCCCCAGCAACACCATTCGTAATCTCAGATAGATAAAATTTACCCTGAAGCGAAATATATTTTTTAGCCATCTGTTTTGACCTCTTTGGCTGGTTTTGTTTGTGCAGATGGTTTCACTTCTTCAATGATCTTATCTGCTTCTAATCGTTTAATTTGTTCATCTGAAAGACCACCAATAGTGTCACCTTTTACAAAGCGGCCTACAGGCTGTAAAGCTTTATATGTTTTCATAGTCACCATGATTTAATCATCTGTGCTTCAAATAAGAATGGGAAAAATGCCCGTCCTGCAGTTGTCTTACCTATAGGCACTCCAGCATCCACACGCAGAAATCGTTTGTATCCGACAATCTGCGGTTGGTAACCTTGCATTGCCGTAAGAATTTTTCTGATATATGGGTCAGCTAATTGGCGAATCGACATAGTTTCACTAAGTTGAGCTGATGCATCAGAAACACCAAGCGCGATCAACCACTGTTGATAAATTGCATTGGCTTTGCCATCTCCTGATGTATCAGAGATGCGGTCACCAACATAGATAATGCCTATACCCACATCACCAATAAGACATTCAAAAAGATCATCCACATTGAACGGCGTAACAACTTCATCAATATCAGGTAGTTCAGTTTTAATACGCTTCAAAATATCCTCTTCAAGCGCAAAATAGTTATCAATGTTTTGCATCAGTTAAAACCTTGTATAAATATTCTTCAATTTCAAAGAGTATTTCTTGTGAATCATCAACAGAAATTCCCATAAATGGACGAGGTGGGATATACACGGCCTTAACCTTTACCCAACCACCTGTTGGTGTTTTAAAAGTTAAATACTTACCTGATTTTGGTTTAATCGTGCCCCCAAAATGCAAAATAGGTGCATATTTAACATTTGTTCCAACACTAATCGTATTACCCTGAACCTTTGCGATAATTGAATTATGCAATCGACCAGTATCACGTAGAGTTTGCCCACCTTGGACTTTAGCTCGCCATGACTTTTTCCAAGGCTTATTATCAGTGCCAATTCCTGTGCGAATTCTTTGTTGCACATTAAATTCGAGAATATCTGAGATATCCTGCCAAAGTCCCGATGGATCCTCTACACGATCAACAACTCGTCGCATAAACTCCTGCAACTTATTTTGACCATGCATCTGTATAGAGTCAGTCATATCAAATACTCGGCATGTTATCTAAAATACTGTCTGAGAAAACTCCCCCTTTATACGTTGTACCAATTGGCATAGTTTTCGGTGATGTATTTGCAATAGCCGTCTCTTCTTCACCAGATTCATTGATGATTTTGATTGTCAGAATTCCTCTACCTACTGATACTCGCTCTAGAAACGAAATTGCATCTTCATATCGTTGACGCACTTCTTCACTTGCCTTCGTCTTCCAAAGCAAGTATCGGGCAATATCACATATATAAATTTTGAGATTTTCAGGAACTTCAGGTAATGGGATTGGGTACTTCAAACCGATATATCCGTCGGCAATATTTGAAGCATCTTGAATTGCTGATTTAACAGACTCATTAGTTGTTAAAGCTTTTTCTAATCGATTGATCTCTAACTCACCAAAGCGCAAGACCAGATCTTCACGACTTGCATACTCAGACATATATCACCTATTTAGCTGATTCCTTTGGCTTCGCAGCAGGTTTGTTATCTGCAGATTGAGATTTTTCAAACTCGGCTACTTTAGCTTTTAACTCAGCTACTTCAGCTTCTGCTTTATTTTTAGCTTCTGTAAGCGAAAGTTCATTTGCTTTCAACTCTGCATTTTCTGCAGCAAGCGCAGCCATTTGGGATGCAAAGTTACTCTCTTTAGGCTGTTCAATGGCTTGCTCTTCTTCAATAGCCCCAGATGCTAAAAGGGCCTGAAGTTGTTTAGCTTCAAGCCCTTTGATTTCATCACCTGGTCGAAAGTGACCAATGGATTGTTTTGCAATGTATTTAGGCATTTGAGCCTCCTTGAGAAATAAAGCCAGTACCGCCACACACGCCATTTTTGTTAGATGGCACTGCAAGTGGCGCTGATTCAGTCATCAAGAAAATTCCGCTTGGATCTTCGTTATACCACTGACGATCAAAATATTTAGCCACTGCCCCATTTGCTAACATGTTTTTAATTTTACATTGTGCAATTGAGCCTTGGGTATCTGAGATAGCACCAAAATAATCATCAGGGATGAAGCGTTTTAAACCATTTTTTAAACGGTAAGTTGCATCATAAACCCACAATTCTTTTTCATCCAAATAGCCTTTAAATGAGGCACCTTCTTGAACATTCAAACTTGGCTTATAAGGTACGGCAATACCAGCATAAGGTTTCACAAAACGTTCTTTGAATTCTTCATTATTTGATAAAGCCGCCCAAACCTTTCCTGACATAAGGTAGAGTTTAGAAGCACCACCATTTGCATCAAGCAGAAGCTTTTCAATAGCTTCGATATCGGTTACAGGTTTAGCACCAGCCTGATTCCATGGAATTAATGGTGTAAAGTTCAGGGACGCATCACGTTCATAATCAACCATGTTATATTCATAGTCATCAGATTGAAGTAAATACTTTCCTTTGAGCAATAACTCCGTTGCCATCAATAAAACAGAGTTATCAATCGCATCATGATTTCGCTTCATAACTGCAATTTGAGCAATGACCATTTTTTCCTGATCAGATAATTGCTGACTTCCTGTAGAGATGATCCCTGCAGTACGTAAACGCTCCATTAAGGCTTCATCAAATGAGGTTGCAGGCGTCACCATGTTTTTTGGTTTGTAATACGCTGGTTGAACAAATTCGACCTTTGCTGCACGTTTAGTATCAAAAGGCTTACCAGGTTGATGTGGGGATACTAAGGGTGCAAGATCATGCACTGTATTGATTTCTGCAAGTGGGACCTCATCACGGTCAAATGATGGACGATTTGGGAACAGCTTATCTAACAGCCAAGTATCCATTGGCTTATAGTTTGTGTGAATAATTGCAAGCTCACCAACATCAAGTAATTCAAGTGGTGCGCCATTGACAGTAAAAGACTGAGGCATTGTTTAAAATCCTTATACTTTTGAAAATTCGATTTTGTTTAGAGTTGCTTTTGCACGTGCCGCATCATATTTAGATGACTCTAAATATTCCCCAGCAATTCGCACAGCTTCGATACTGAATACACCACCAAAATAAATTGGAATTTCAATTCCATCAGCTGCCATTTGGGTTGCTTGTTGAGTAGTTACATCTTGGCCACATACAACATTCCAAGTTTTTTCATCTGTTGCATGAGTGACCACATTGGAATCAGATAAAATCAACAGATCCCCAGCTTTGTAAGCCGTTGCAGTAGTCACCTTGGCATTTGCACGACGAAGTTTTTCAACATCTAGATTGAATGGGCGTGATTCTCGGCTCACGTTTCCTAAGTAGGTTTTATTGCTCATTTATTAAGCCCCTTTGTTCTGGCCAGCGAAGGCTTGAGCACCAGAAGTAAACTTGTGAGGTTGATCTTGATTAGGTGTACCACCTTGACCACCAGTCGCTTGGTGATTGAATAAGTGTTGCAGTGCTGGATTTATTGCAGGAATAGGTTGCTGTTGTTGTCCTGCTGCTGGTTGTTTTGATGAGAACTGACGAAGTTGTTTAGCCATAAAACTAAAAGCAACATCATCCATATCTGTATAGGCCTTAGTGTCATCAGCACTGAATTGAGTGTTTAATTCAATTTGAAGTGCTGCAATGTCTTCAGTACGTTTTTCAGCTTTAAACTTTTTAAGTTCAGTTTGTGCTTGATCACGTTCTTGCTCTGCTTTAAGACGAGCAGCTTTCTCTTGTTCGAGTTCGCTCATGTTGGTGTCCTCTTGTGGAGTTGAGTTTGTTTTACCTGAAAAGGCTTGAATTGATGTCTGAGTGTCGGCTCCTACACCACAGATTGTGATTTCGTGGACTCGTACATTTCTAAAAACATGCAGTGGCCCTGTGAATTCCTGACCATTTACTGTGATCGTCTTACCTGCAGATATTTCCTCAATACTGTCAGGATCTGCCCACCAAGACATTTGAAACGGATATTCTTCATCTGCGTCAGTAACAATTTCTTGAGCACGTGGATTAGATAGGAAGTGACCCTTAGCTTTGAATTTATTGGTTGTTTCAAATTCAGTTGCCACCCCTACACGAAGTCCACCAAAATGTTCTTCAACTAGACCAATCTTTGGCTTTAATTGAATATTTTGAAGATCAATAACTACTCCACTTCGGCCCCAGTAATAGTGGTTATCAATTCGTCCACCGCTATATACTTCTGCATCAAATGTACGGCGCTTCTTCGTATCATCTTCATTAATCGAAATTGGTACGTTTACGGCTGTAAATTGATGCTTCAGATGTTCTTTCAATTCATCTGGCATTTTTCATGCTCCAATAAAAAAACCACCCATTTGGGTGGTTTTGGAATTACATATTTAGTTACTTGTATTGAGTCGCTGTATTTAGAAAAAGTCCAGCAAGGGACTCATCCCAATTTAATTCGTCAGTTAAAAAGGATACGCTCAATATCTCCTTATTCTCGAACATTAACCAGAAATTTAAAAAAGCAGAAAAACTTAATCGCCAGCCATTTTTGCTTATCTTTTCCTTATGATTTCTTGCTAATGATTTCATAAAATCAATAAATATTTTTGTATCCTTGCTGTTGAACCACTCCTGAGTATTATCAATCTTAAAATGTTCGATAAGCTTGGGATACTTCGCGAATCCATATTCAGGATCTGGATCACCCAAAAAACCAACATCTAACACTTTATAATATAAATTAACTAGATCTTCTGATTGGGTTAATGTTTTAAACACCTTACTTTGACTAGGGCTTAGCATATTGTGCCTCCTTAAAACTAAATCTCGTAAAGTTAATCCAATTTTCGCGCCCATGTAAATTAATATTTTTAAGCCAAACTAAATAACATATTATTTCTTACAAACAACCTCGTAGCATCCTCATTTGTACGCTGTAAAATTACCGACTCACTATTTACCTCAATAACTTTAAGATTCAAATCTGGTGCCAATAGAGCCCCATCCAGACCTTGTATTTTTGATAGATCAATTGCATGGCCTTTCATATCTAAAATTGTGATTGTTTTGCCCGCATTCTCAGCTGTTTTAAACAGAGTAGGTGTTTGAATACCGATTACATTACCTTTTTGCAAGTTGAATGAATCAAAACCTTTGATATTGTTTCCAGTAAGTTTGTTTTTGAGATTCTTTGCAAATCCAAGCATCGATTGAAATGAATCATTCATCCAATCCCAAATAGACTTTGATTTTCTATCAATACCTTTCTTGGTTACAGCATCTTTCAAAAGTTCGGTCAGATTCTCATCTTCAGTTACAAGCTCTACAACAAAGCGCGGTGCTGACGGTGCTATATCTTTGCCACTATCAATCACTGTATCTAAAAAATCATCTAAGATTTTTCGGTTTGATTGCTCAAGTGGTTTAAAAGCATCAACGATTGCCCTTTCAACATCTTGCTCAAGCAAAGCAGTATTCTTAATATCAAGAATTTCTGATGAGTATGAAAGATCCAAAAGTTTGTCTGCTATTTTTTGATCAAGTACTTCATTTAAATTCGAGCCCCAAGTCGCAGGGTTAAAACTCCAACCTAAATTACGTGCAACCTCTGGTAGATCCTCATCTGAAGTAATGCCGTATTTCTCAGCTTGCTTCTTAGTTAAAGCAATCACATGGCAACGACACATAAAATCCCACGGCGGGTAATACAACGTCCAAAATGGATCATCAATATGCCTAATGATGTTGTTTAACTTAAGGTGAGTTGGTCTTACCCGGCTATCATTAATCGCAACATACATTAAATATGGTCGTGATTCCTTGTTAGCCTGTTGCTGTGTCCATCTACCATGTGCATAAGCCATCTGCATGTTAGTACGGTAGATATTTGCTAGGTGATGATCTGAGAGTTCAATGCCCTCATCAGCTATATGTTTCTTAAACTCATCAAAAGTTGAACCATCTTCAGTTGATTTATTTACCAGCTCCAAAACAGTCTTAATTCGATCGATAGAGGCCAATCGACTTACTGTAGCGGAGTAATGCCTTGTTTTAAGATCAAGCAAGTAAAACTCTTCAGGTAAAACGACATTGCGACTGCGCGCATATTTCAAGGCTTCTACATAATCAGTCATGTCTATTTTCCTTGCCTGGCATGTACATATCCCATCACATCAGACATAAACAACGCTCTCGACATTGTGAGTTCAAAATCATCCACTGATGAACCTTTAGTTGCTGAATACAACTTAGATATCAATTCGCTTGTGTCCGTTGATTCAGATACGATTACTTCAAGTTCTGATTCAGATAACAGAACCTTAGGCTGATTTTTAGCAATCTCTTCAAGTTCAATCTGTTCAGGCTTTAAGTTTTGACTATGAGCTTTAAAATTGAATGAAGTTTTAGAGAGTGCATGAAATTGTGGAGTAGGTAATGTGTTAGCTTCACTCGCAACAGCCACATCGCCATCTTGCAATCCATATTCACGTTGGAAGTACTGCGGAGTAAGATTAGCCCCTGCATTCTTTAAATGAGCATCTCGTTCAGCTTGATCTTTATTTAGTGGTTTAGGTTTTTCGCCTAAAATAACTTCATAATCCCCCCAGTTATTTAATGTACAAAGAGCATTTACAATTGCCTGCAAAGTAGGAGTAATTAATCGCATATCAGATTTTAATTTATCAAGACGAACGTTTTCATGAACCAAACCTAGTGCTCTGCTCCCAGTCCCATCTGTACCACTCGTAAGTGTTTGCCCTAATACAACCTTTTGGATCTGACGGATTAACTGATTATTAAATGATTCAAACGATGATCCTGCTGTACCACTACCAGGTGTGGAAAGCATTTGAACATCATCTTTCCCATCAATTGACAGTACACTTTGAGCATGTGCATTTAACAAAGCATTATTCATATCAGTGGTCGTTGTATCTTTACTATTCACTTTCCCAAGTAAAATGGGTGTTCCAAAACGCTCTAAAAACTTCGCCCAAAATTTAAAGCCATTCTGTTTAAAGAAAAACAACCAATACAGAGTAGCTAATAAGGATTTACCATAAGGATTCTCATAAGAAGCCTTACGTCTTGTTAAAAAGAATTTAAAAGTTTGATCAACTTCTTTTTCAGCATATGTTCCATCCTGACGGTAGATTAAACGTCCATCATTTTTAGGTTCAAACCATTGCATTGGCTTTTCACCGATCCACTGAATACCTATGTAACCTTCAGGCTTTAACTCATATACAGCCTCTTGTACTGAATAACCAAAGAATAATGCATTTAAACCACAAGATACGATTTCGTAATACCACTCTTTCACTGTGAGATTAAGAAGCTCAGATTCAGGAGTATCATTTGGTTCAACACGAAAAGGGGCTGCAAGCAAAGCATCTAAACGAGTTTCAATTGTTTGAGCGATCTCATCATCATCGAGCATAATTTTAAGCTTATGACGTTGAATACCTGCTTTTCTTAACACTTCATCTGTATCGGGTTGTCTTCCAAAGTTTACTAAAAACTTAGTTACCGCTTCCTGAGAATACAAATTCCCATAAGACAAAGCCTTTTTTGACGCTTTGTCCTTTTTTGACTTTGTCATATTTGCTACCTATTTATTAAAAAATTCGACTTCCAGCACCTGCAGGTTTTTTACCTTTTCGTCCCTGAACTCCACTAAAGCAGATCATTACACTATCTGCTCGGTTAGGTGATGAAGCACCATCAGGTTGCTTATTTACTAGAATTTTTCCAGCACCATTTTTGGTGTATGTGGGTTGTGATAACTCAGTAACTAATGCCTCTAACTCCGCCTTTGGTAAATCCTCACTAGATAAAGAAATTATCGAATCAGGATCATATTTCATTCCATTGAGCGCTCTATACGTATTTTGGAATCGCAATCGTAATGACCACCAAGCTTGTGCTTTTAAATTTGCAAAGAAATCTACATTCTTTCGAGCCTCAACCATCTCTTCATCTGGCTCAAACACAGCACCTGAACCTCTAAACGGATCCGCTTGTATTAATTTGATTCCTTTCGCTTCGTTTTGCTCATTAATAACTCTCGCATCACCACGCACACCTGCACCAAGCCCATCAGCATCATAAAGAAACTGGTTTAAATTTCGCTCAATGCTAATATCTATTGTCTTTTGTGTAGTTCCAAAAATATCATCCCCAACACCAGACCATGTATCTAGATATTGCAGCACTACACCATGTCTATCCGCAAACGAGTTCTTATCTTTACCCTCATCAGCTACATCAAGGCCGCCTATACGATCGCCTGAAGGTCTAATATCAAGATTAATATGAGCATCAATAGATGCTTGTACCCATGCACTTGGTATCAAAACACCTTCAACAGAAGCGGCATAGTTAATATCTACCTCTTGAGCAAGGACAACATCATCAAGTGTGGCTAATTGCTTTTCATACCATGGAAAAATCAACTTACCACGCAATTCAACTTGCCAATTTTTATCTGGATTCGCGCGCCATGGCATAGTAAATATTGGATATCGTCCGCTAAATCGATCTCGATAAAAACGATCACCAATACCGTTGGGTGTTGATCCTTTGATATGAACGTTTGTATTTTGTGATATTGCTGCATCTACCGCTTCTTGACGCTCGACAAATGCCCATTCATCAAGAAAGTACATTGTAGTTCGTCCACCACGGCCAATGTTGTCACCCGCCTCACCCGTAATTGTTGCACCATTATCAGGATTGATGATACGCATGTAATTATCATGCACTTTTTCAATAAAGCCCTTTGGCTTCATCCACTCAGGCATTTTACTGAACATATCTCGGATTTTATGAAACAGCGTTTTAGGGTCACCCTTTTTATCAACCAACTCTTCCTTACGGCTTCCTACACCGCCAGCAAAACCCTCAACAAATAGCCAACGATGCAAGAAAAATCCTAATACAACATAAGACATTCCCTCATCACGTGATTTTTCAATCAAGCCATGTGTTTGAGTGTTTTCACGTTCAAGCAACCAATCAACAAGCTCAACCTGTTTTGGACGTAACACAAAAGGAAGATTTGCGGGTAATCCGTATGACATACCACGGGGATCATAAGTCCAGATCCAATTGTTAAACCAATGCACTGGATCAGTTCGGCATTTATAAAGTTCAGCCTGTTTGCTTAATTCGTTTTGCTCTGTCACCGCTTTATAATAATAACGGCGGCTCATTTCCCCTATCACATCAGGCAAACGTGTATTGATTGTCCATGTCTTGATTAAGGGTGCAATTTCATCCAGTGCATAAGTCATAACTTACCTGTAATTGCTAAACGTGAAAGTTCTTGCGGGGTCATTTCTGCAAGTTCTTCAGGGCTTAATAAGATTGGTTGAGTTTTCTGTTCAATCTCAGTTTTAATTGCTCCACCATTTGCCCCTGTAACCTCTTGTCGAGTTACACGGCCATCAGTTTCTTGAAATGCTTGCTTAAGCAGATTTTGTTTTAATCGCTTGTTTTTACCTGACTCGTTGTACATTTTTTGAAGTTCGTTAAGGCGAAATGCTTTGTTTGCAATTGCAATATCTTCAATATTTTCTCGGAAGTCCTTGCGTGTACGCTCAAACAACTCTTTTAATTTTTTGCTTAGATTACGCCCAGCCACTTTTGTCGGGTCGTAAACTGCAACCTGTTGCCTGGTTATCTCAATATTAAAATCTTGCTTTACAGCTTCGACTACTTGTAAAGGGGTTTCAAAGCAAGCAAGAGACTGAACTATAAAGATTTTCACAGGCTCTTTTAGTGCTGCCATAAACTCACCTTCGTATAGCTACGTATAGCAAAATAGATAAAAAAAATCCCCTATTAAGGGGATGCTTGATAAATAATAGACCTCTTACAAAAGTCAAAAAATGATCAGGTGTCAATGTTGATTTTATTAAGTTTCATCAATTCTAAAGCTATCATTTATCCAATATTTCATTACGGCAGGAAACAATTTCTGAAAGTTTTCAACAGTTAGACTTTTCGAAAAATGTTTCCTATCCTCCTCAGTTGTGCACCCAAATTCCCGCATCACCGACAAAGTAAGTATGAGTGTCCTCAACTTCAATATTATAAACCGTCATGGTGAGATGGCCTTCACCTTCACTCCATTCTACTGTATCTGGGTCGCGCCAATGACCCTGTCTAAATCCATAAAATTCAGCACCTTCTCGATGCTCTTCAGGAGTCTGATCAATTAAACGTTGTTTCCATTCATGATCATTTATCCAGAGTTTATCCATTATTGGTCTATAGGCTGGGTCACTGTAGTCTCTCTCACCTGTGATTAAATCAATAAAGCGTCCTCCTGATTGCCCAGTCTCATCACTATAGTCAACAATATAACCAAAACCGGCTTTATACGTTTTTAGTAATGGAGTTATGCCTTTATATTTACCATCATAACCGCCTCCACCATAGCTAATAAATTTGTTACCATCTTTAATCACCATAGGATCTTGAGGAGTTAAATTTTCTGCTGGTAACCAGCCTTGATTAATTGTCCAAAATGGGTGACAAGCTGTAACAAATAATGAAGATGGTTTTGCTTGTTGATCTAGAGTTCTTCTTAATTTAAAACGCTCTTTAATCGGTAGCTTTGGATCAACGTAGTGATCAAACTCCATAAGGAATATTGGAACATTATCTGTAGTCGTGGTTTTACGAATTCGTTTATAAACCAGTTCACCACTACCATCTGCAGCTTTAGATAAAACTTTATCACCAACCTTAAGTTGTTCAATAGCGATAAGCCCTTGCTCAGTATGTACCATAGTGCCCGCAGCAAAACAGGTATGTGATTTATTATTGTCTCCAACGTTACTATCCTTGATTGGTACTATCCCCCTGTCAGTTTGAACCAATCTACCTCCATTAAAAGAGGTTTGGTCAGGTATTATCGAAGCTTGTACTTTCTGATAATTGATTGTTAATTTATTTTTTTTCATCTCTAACAATACCTATTTAAACATTAGAACAATCCAAAAAAACGCTTTTTAGGTTTAATCAACTCTTCTATGACGATTGTAATAATCAAGGTGTTTTCATTTTCAATTCTTGCACCTTTAAAATACTGGTAAAAAGTTTTACTTGGATCAACCATATTAAATTTTACATTGGTATCAGTAAACTTCATTAATTCTTCAGCTAAAGTTTTCATTAATAAATCATCATTAGGAAGAAAACCAAGCTTTTCATAAATCTTATCGATTGCGTAATAAGAGTCAGAGCCCCTTTGCATTGTTTCAACTGCATCTGGAGTCACAGCAAAAAGTTGGTGATTAGCAAATTCAGTACCGCACAATTGATGTAAGAATTCTTTCAATTCAACCAACTGTTGATCACTAAGTTGATCTAAACGTGAGGTTTTCAGAAAGTGAGAATGTGAGGTTATTTTCCCTGTATAATTTATCCAGTTATCAAATACTTGAGCTTTAATCGTTCCAGCTAAAGAAAGATATTCACAACTTTCAACATCATATTTCATTAATAAATCCAAAGATCTTTTAAAGGCGATTATTTAATAAATGCTTTACAAATACAATCTCATTTTTTCTATATAAATCAAACTCAAATGATTTTAAGTCCAGAAGTTCAAAAATTAGAAATTAATTTGAATATTTCATTTAATCAAACATGTTCCACAGCACTTGGAAATATTTAAATCTGATACAAACGGCGGGTTATTAGCGACTTCTACCATTCGCTTGACGTTTTCGCTTGCTCCCCAGCGTTTGACAACGCCTATAAACTCTTCTACATCATGGCCAGCTAAATAATGTTTTGGTAAGCCTGTATGATCGCTATAGAGTATTTCCCCATCTTCATCACGCTCTACACCAATGTGATATAGCTCATGCTCAATCAAAGCACAAAATTCACGATCGTTCGAACGTTCACAGAAACTTGCATCGACTGTAATTAGATATATAGGTACAAATCCAAACCAGTTGCGCATTTGTTGTTCTTGTCTTGCTTTACGCCATCCACCCTGGTTAAACATTACTTTTTCACATTGACCTAATACCATTCTCTTTTTAGCAACGGCGGCAGATGACGCCCAAGCAAATGCTAAGAATGTTTCATCGTCGTGTAATAGCTCTGCTATGTGGTCATGGTCGGGATTATGAAGTACACCGCCAAGCGTGAGAAAGTTGGTTACCACCCATTCTTTTAGATCTGCTGCAGGTGCCAAGCGAATCGCTTCTTCTTCCTCAGATTGATCAATCAGTTCTGTCGGTGGAAATGGTCGGATCTGTTCCATTGAAAATATGCCTCTTCAAATTCTTAAGCCACTGGGAAGCTTGGTTAGATTCAATTTGCATTGGACCAAATTCATCAATTTTATATCTATTCGCTGATTCTATTCTTACAACGGTGTAACCCATATCGGCGGCAACATCATAACGATCCATACTCCAAGCTTTATCTTTCAGCTTACCTTTGCGACCACCCGACCAAGGTCCACCAGAAATTTCAACTAAAATTCTGAGTTCAATAAGATGAAAATCAAAACGCCAATGTTTTGTAGATTCAAATTGGAATAATTTCTCATACTTAATTTGAAATACATTCAAAGATTGCTCAAAGTCTTTAAAAGCCCCTAAGTATGCTTCTTTTGCATTAGGTAGTGGTCTTGTTCTAATGGGCGCCTTTTTGATAAGGCTGATGTATTGGTTAATTTCCATAAATAGCCACTAAAAAACCTCCCGAAGGAGGTTTGGTTAATCACCAGATAAATGCTTTTGAAATGATCGATTAATTAAATCTTTAGTTTCCTTGTTTAGATTTGATTCATAGATTAGGACCATTCTATCATTACTGAATTCGTATGAGGTTTTATCATATTCACTATTTGTGAGGTAATGATCAAGTTTTTCACTTTTATTAATGATTGAAAATCCGAATCCATTATCTTTAATACTGGTCAAAACATAATCTACAACTTTCATTATTATCTCTATAATTAATTTAGAAACAATAAATTATCAATTTATTCAAGTAAGATCAATCACTCAACACAACTCTTAAATTCTTAATTTGTTCTTTTAATCGAATCATCACATTGTCTATTGCGATTAATTCACTGTGTCTTAATCCTGAACGGCTAAGGTTTTGATACTTAGACAGCTCAGCACTGCAAAGCTCTAAGTCTTTTCTAGCCTGTACTGTGTCTGTCATAGTTTCCTCTAGGCATTAAAAAACCCCTCGGGAGGGGCTTGGTTGATATCTATACTCAATTTTTCTATCTGCAATTGTATTCAGCACCCCTAGATACATTAATGCGTTTTTCCATTGATAAAATCCTGCTGGACAATTCTGTTTCCATTTCTTGTTTAGTTGGTGGATTAACATTGTCGGAAGTAAGCATTGTTTTATAATCATCATAATTATTAACAATGTAACCGTAAAATTGAATTGCCACTTTATTTAGATTGCAGTACAGAAAACTTTCTTCTGCATCTGATTTTAAATCAGGCTCAACGTTTCCATCAATAGATGCCACTCTTGGCTTTTGCTTTATTGAGAAATCCATAAGTTTATTAGTCGCGACCGACAGAGCTAGAGTATTTAGCCAATACTGCTCCTCAAAATCTTTGTTTTTATATGCAAAGGAATGGCCACAAATAAATAAAGTGAAAATTATTAAAATTGATTTCATGTTGCTCACTGTTGAATTTTTCTACATTGTAAACTAAAAAGCGCTTGAGCGTTAAAAACACCTCGGAAGGGGTTAATGTGTTTAAAATTACTATGTCGCTTCGGAAAAATTTTTAATATTTAAATCTAAGTATGTTAGTTTATCTATATTTTTAATTGCTATTTCTCGAGTTCTTTTCAACGAATTAAATAATTCAGGAATGCTTAAAATATCATGATAAGGCAAATTTAAGACTGATTTATTTTTTCTAAGCACCCCAATTCCAAATCTTTCAAAAGGCTGCAAACAGTCTAGGAGTATTTCAAAATAATAACCAGCAAACACCATTATGAAACAAAGTCCTTTTTTCGTTTCACGTCTACCAATATTGGTAATTAAGTCTTCCAAAAGTTGCTTTGAATAATAATTTCTATTGTCAATTAATTTTGATATGCGTACAGAATATATTTTTGTGTCAATATTCATTTTACCCAATAAGCATTTTTTAAGATATTCACTTATTTCAGGTGGTAAATTTACATCCTTAAACACCTTATGATCTGAGACTGATGCTCTCCAAAAAATTGATAAAACATACATCATTAATCTATGCTGATTAACATTTCTAATTGTCCAATAATGCTTTTTTTCTTGATGTTTAACACCACGTTGTTTGTTTTTCAACACCCACAGCGAATAGTTTTCATATTGAGAATTCAATAGTGATTCACATTCACCACATAGCATTAATGTAGCCCACTGATCTGTAGATCTGAGAATTTTTTCACTTTCATGATCTGTAACTAATCCATAATGCTTGCCACTATTTTTAATCATATTACGAAATACTGACTTGCCTATAACATGTGAATTTTTAAGTTCACTAGGTTTATCACAAAGCTTACACAGTGGTATTTTCATGAAAAAAACTCAAATTAACTCTCTATTAATTATAATTATATTTTAAATTAATGAAATATCTTAATTCACATTATCCACCACTTTCCCACACTTCCTACACTCTCTCACCGTAAAGAAATCTGAATATTCCCATACGTGTCGGCAGAAGATTTGTTTGATTCGGAGCATGTTGTTCTCCTTGGCTATTATGTCTCAAAACGATAGACCGACTATCTTTTCTTATAAGTCTTATTACCCTTGCTGTTAATGCAATAGTGTCCACCACGTGGGCCAACACAATAATCTACAACCGCACAAGAGCAATCACTATTGTATGATTTATTGCTTGAGCTATGACTCTTAGAGACAGCTTGTTTTGTATTTCGAGTTTCTTGTTGAGCAAAATATTGAGGCTTGGTTTCAGTTTTTACTTCGTAACAGCCAGCACCTTTGCATAGTGATTTAATTGAAACCCACTGTGGATCTGAGCCGTTATCAATAATCCTTGACCACCCATTTTTAATTTCATAGATGGAAACTGAGTCACCACGTTCTTTTTTACCTAATATTTTACCATTGGGCTTATCCCGAACATTTAGTGTTGCGGTGTTTACATATCGTTCCTCAATTACTGTTTCTTTACTTTCTTGTTCAGTTGCTTGCTCAGTAGCACTATTATTATCTTTATCATTACCTGCGACCAAAGCCCCTAATCCAACAACCCCTGCAAAAACCCACCCAATATTAGATTTTTTCATATCTTTAATATTCATTATAAAAATGTAAAGATAACAAAATTAGGGAATTAAATATAACAAAAATTTAAATAGTACAAAAAAAAGACGCCTAAGCGACCTTTATAATTTATAGATTAATTATACATTTCTTTAAGCCTTGCTTTAATCCGTTCAGCAAATCGCTTTTGTTTTTCCAAAATTCTTTGACTAATTTCTTCATTATTTTTTAGACCCATTTCTTTACGAAGTATTTCCAATAGATTTAAAGCTTTAAGAGCTCGTTCGTTAATTTGATCCAAAATATAGAATTGAATTTGTATTTTTCTTTCTTGATTATTGTGAGGACCATACCACTCTACAATAGATTTATTAATGAGAAAAAGTGACTCAATTAATTCCATTGTAAAATCCAATACAATTTCTCTTGTTTCAGGATCTGAAATAAAGCTCGATTTATGAAGCGATTCAATTAAAACATTTAGTGCCTTTTGATGATTTTTAAAGAAAGATTCAGCATCTAAATTCACATAAGAGTTTATATTCAATAAGAAGTCTTGCCATGATGCTACAAGCTCTACATATATGTCTCTCTTTGCTTCTGCTAACTTATCCGCTTTAAATCCCTTCAAAGTATTTCGTGCTGTAATTTTTATTGAACATATCAATACTAAGGCACCGATCAAAGCTCCAATAATACCAAGTACACCTTGAATGTAAGCTGCATCTATCGTTGCTCTTATTGTATCCATGAATTCACAACCCCTAATATAATTAAACCTCGCAATGCGAGGTTTATCTAGTGGATTACCATAACTTCGTCCACCATAACAGAAATATGCCATATTCCCTGTACAGGGTCAATTCTTTATAATCTTTCTTTCAATTTTTTTACTTCAGCAAAATAAACGTTTATTACGATGATGTAACTAATTTCAACATACTCCCCTAAAGTAGTTGGTATAAGACTTATTTGGATATGAATTGTTGCTCTGCATTGATTTTTACTGGAGAGTAAATTTGAAGTTATAAAATTTCTTTTTCAATTCCATCTAGCTCCAATTTGTGAAATTTGTTGTCTATTGATGTACGAATAAAAATGTAATGATATTGCAGCCAATTAGAAATAATGCTTTATTTTACTATTTGCCACCATTCCTTGATATTGCTACTAAACGAGTCAAAATAAATGAAAACTCTTCAATATTAAGATTTAATAATTTTGTGATTACTATTTCGAGATTTGAATATCTTATGACTAACCCCATTTGAACTCTACCTTTCCGAACTTGATCTTTATTAACTTATAATTGTTTCAAATTCACTTAATTAAATGTTAGTAAGAGACTGCTTTTTCTTACCTTCTAATGATTTAGCCAAAACCCCATTTCCGCCAAGCAAGATAGAAGTCTTCATTGTTTCTATTTATTTTAGACTAATGTTTTAGGCACTCTTCAATAAAAAATTTACTTGAGGTTTTATAAATCTCTTCAAAAATATCAATGTTTTAATTCCAATACCGTGCTAACATTGAACTCGCGTACCCTTCCAGCTGATTCTTAATAAGACTTATTTGGACTTCATTGTGATTACTTGAAAAGATACACAACAAATCTTCTAGTACAAATTGAACTTATAACAATAAGTTGAGAATTCTGCTAAAGAAAATGGTGGTCTGTTAAGACTGAAACTGTATTTCGTCTAGAGGAACGTTTCAGACAAGAGATTAGTAACCTAGAAGGTGTACTTACTGAAAATTAATCAGTGAATTCACTAAATGTTTTGAGCAAGTCAATTGCTTTTTAAAGTTAAATAAGACAGTGAAAATTTATGAAATTTAAGAGTATTCAATTAAGTGAATGGCAACAATTTAAAAAAATTCAAATTACCTTTCACCCCAAAGTAACAATAATTACAGGAGCAAATGGCTCAGGTAAATCAACAATATTAAAACTATTATCTAAACACTTCGGTTGGTATTTACCATTTCTTGGTACTCCATATTTAGTTAAGGACCAAGGAGTATTTAAATATAAAAGTATTTTCAGACCGCTTATTACTTATACATTTGGTTCCATTCAAGCTGACCATACTTTAAATCAGACACTTGGATTTATATACTATTCAAATAATAAATCTTCAACTATTAACATTCAAAATCAAAACGTTGATCATCCTCAATATGAAATTAATTTTTCAATGATGCAAATCGTTGATGGTTTACATATTAATTCACATCGACCTATGCCTAAATATGAACAAGTTCAGAACATTCCGACCAATCCAATGGATGCTCACAATGCATATGAAAGGTATTCTTCAGTAACTAAAGAACTACTTTCCAATAACTATGTTTCATTTTCACCAACGTATCGAATGAAAGAAGCAATCATCTCAATGGCCGCTTTTGGTCCAGGGAATCGATTTGTTCAACCTAATGAAAAAATTGAAAATATTTTCTCTGGCTTTAAAGATATTCTTCGTCGTGTATTACCAAAAGAATTGGGCTTTAAAGATTTAAGTATACGAGTGCCTGATATTGTTTTAGTAACAGAAACAGGTGAGTTTGTATTAGATGCCTGTTCAGGCGGTATAATGTCAATTATTGATTTGGCATGGCAAATTTTCCTTTATGCTCATGATAAAAAAGAATTTGTGATAACTATAGATGAGCCTGAAAACCATTTACATCCATCTATGCAACGATCATTATTAAATGACTTTGTTGAAGCCTTTCCCAATGGACAATTTATTGTTGTCACTCATAGTCCATTCGTAGTTTCATCAATCAAAGATTCTCATGTGTATGCTTTAAAATATGAAGATTTTAATGATTTAGAAAAACCAGAAAAAATAGTAAAAAAGGTTGTTGCGCATAAATTAGATTTAAATCAAAAAGCAGCAACAGCACATGAAATATTAAAAGAAGTTTTAGGAGTTCCAGTAACACTACCTCAATGGGCTGAGCAAGACTTACAACGTATATGTTCGAACTTTACACAACATGATGTAACTAAAGCCGGTTTAGCGCAACTTCGCTCAGAATTGCATCAAGCTGGATTAGGTGAGTTTTATTCGCAAGCATTAAATAATATTGTGGAGAGTAATTTCCATGATTAAACTTATTAAATTGGATAAACCTGCTGTCCTAATTAAACACTCAAATAAATGGAAAGCTCAACTATTAAAAAATTTAGACGCTGGAATAGCTTCAACTAATTACCTTCTTTCCCGATACAGTGATCCTGAAATCAAACACAAAATTATTGAAGAAACTGCAGGAAAGTGTGCGTATTGTGAAAGTAAATTATTACATATACATCATGGGGATATTGAGCATATTTTTCCTAAGTCTTTAGATCAGTCTCAAAGGTATGAATGGAATAACTTGACTTTAGCATGTGAAATTTGCAATCAGAACAAGTCTGATAAAGATCCAAATTTGAGAAATATTTTGAACCCATATTTAGATGAGCCTGAAAAAAGTATTATATTCTTTGGCTCTTTTGCCAAAAATGTAAATATCAAAGGTTTTTGTACTATTAAATACTTAGAACTCAATCGTTCAGATTTAATTTCAGAAAGAAATGATAGATTATTAGACATAGAATCTATCATAAATAAATTAACAGATGAAAGAATCCCACTTGATATGAGAAAAGCTATTTATCAAGATTTAATTACTACTGAAACAAACTATAGTAAAAAATATGCTGCTATGGTTAGATCTGCTATTCGATGTTTTGATATAGGAATACCACCTGAAGTAAAAGTATTATAAAAAAGCATTCTGAGGCACATTTTTTCAACAATAATTAAAATGCGTGGTTTTCTTGGAATTTCCATTTCAATTAAATCTTCAAGAAAACCTTTACTTTTCACATGCAATCTAACCTGCTGTCCGTACATCATCATTATTTTCATCAAAAATGATCTTGTAAGCAATTGTATTAAAATCATGCAGAAAAACGTTACAACTCGCATATTTTTCAGTATATCTTAAACATAAGTATCCTACGACAAGAAACATGATTGGAATAGTAAACATTAAAACAACAACTAATGGCATCCCTTTTTCATAAAAATACACCATAAATTCGACATATTTATTCATCATTATAAATGGGATCAGCCCAATTGAAAAACAAATACAATATCCAATAAAAATTAATAAGGCATAAATCCAATGGGACCTACGCTTAAGTCCTATGACAACTCCAGCATCATCCCTTTCGCGTTCCAACATACTTCTAATCTTTACGTATTCTCTTACCCATAAATCCGCATTTTCATATTTAGAAAAAAACTTAGCTTCGCTAAAAGTGAGATCATCATTATTGAAAAGTGATTTTGCCAATCTATCTTTGTACAAAGCTGAACGTTTTTCTAATTCGGATGCTTCAAACTCATCTGCTAGCTTTAATGCTCCAGCTTTGCTTTCTTGAGTATGTTTTAAATGTGCTAATCTGTTATTAAGAAAAGATAATATGATCGGCACTACTAGAACTGCTAATACCCCACCAATTTTTAGTAAAGTTTCCATTATCATGCTTTATTAAAATATACATATGATTTATATTTAAATTTTAAAAATGTCAACCCTGAATTCATACTATTTTTTCTCAAACATTTAAAATTTAATGAAACTATATCGACTATGTAATGCAGCCAATCCACATTTAACATCAGAACGCGCATCATTTTGAGTACGTTCTGCTGTTACCATCTCTGGCCATGAGTTTCCGTAAAAATATCGACAAATAATTGCATCCATCCAATCATCCAATATTTCTGACTGACCTTGTAGATCTAAAATTAAACGTTGCACGGCTCTTGCTTCATTATCATTGATTTCGCAAGTAAGACGTGTTTTTCTAGGTTTTGGCTGTTCAAAATCACCTAACATATAACCAGCAATAATTTTTAATTTTTGCTCTGCATTTAACTTCTTATACTTCTTTGCCTTAACAGCATTATCCATTGCCACAGCGATCGGATTTACACTTTTGCCTGTAGGACCTGTATTAGTATATAACCAAGCACCAAACTGATATAACCAGCCTTCTAAGTCAAAACGGGACCAATCAATTGCTTGTAAAATATGTTGTGTTGCAACTACAGTACCCATCTTTATTAATCCCCTACCATCATCTCAATCTGTTGAACCGCTAAACCTGACTTCACTTGCTCTGTAGTAAACCGTATTATCTGGTATCCCATTACCACTGCAGCGTTGTATTTCTCCATATCACCGATATAACCCTTACCCCTTGTATGACGTCCACCGCTCCAAACACCGCCTTCAACCTCAACCAATATCATCTTGCCCACAATGTGAAAATCAGCACGCCACTTACGTTTAGGATGAAATTTATATTCCTGTTCAAAGCTAATTTTTAAAACTCGTAACTGGTTGGCCAACGTTGATTCACCGATACTTTCACTTTGATGAGTTTTAACTCGAGTACTGCTTTTTAGCTTTGATTTCTTCCTGGTTCTCGTACCATAAAGTTTTTGATATTCAGCAATTGAGATGCTTTCCACTTACGCAGCACCTCTACTTTTAGGTTTAAATCCAACTGCCTGCAGATGTGATTTCCAGTTTTGGAGTTCATTTGGATCTGAAAGTTTTGCGGCAATGCGGCTTGCTAGTTTTTCAAAGGATTCACCAGGCATACTGAATTCATCGATGACGTCTGACAGTTGAGCGAGTTTGTTGGCAAACACGTAAATCTGTTGAGGTGATGAGAAAAATACTAAATCAGATTCACCGCTTGATTTGCCATTTTGCGCTTTGTCGTATTTGTGACGGTTTTTCAAAAGAGTGTCAGCAAAGTGGTAAATCAAGAGATCATCACAAAGATTATTTCCAGCATTGAAAAGCTCGAATGCTTTTTTCTCACGCTCAAACCAACTTGCTTCGATAATCGATTTTGGTACTACCGTGGGATCAGCTTGATCTAATTCAGAACGAAGTTTTTTAAAGCAAAGCCAGTCTTTTTTATTTTTAGATTCTAATGAGAGATTCCTTGGGAGGTTCTGTGTCCCAAAATTGGTACTGGTCTCGGTACCAATATCGGTACTGGTTCCAGTTCCATTATTGGTACTAGTACCGTTTTTGGAACCAGTGCCTAAATCAACACCAGTGTCATTTTTGGTACTAGTACCCTTTGTGGTACTAGTATCAGAACAATCTTCACGTCCAAACACTCCAATTAATTGATAGACTTTTACGCCATTTCCTTTAATTTCACCTGTAAATTTAATCAACTTTTTAAGCTCAAGTTCATCTAAAACTTTGATAATCGTTTTTCGATTTAAAGTGGTGTCTTTCTCTAATCGTTTTAAACTTGGGAAGCACTTATGGTCATCCCCGGCTCGATCAGCAAGAGCTAAAAGTACAAGTCGTTCACTTGCACCTGAGACTGTAGCTTTCCATGCCCATACAGTTGCATCTAAGCTCATAATTCACCGACCTTAGGCTTTATGTACCCACCAAATGAAATGACCTGTTCAGCTTTGATCAAGCTCGTAATAACCTGATGTGATAACCAAATTGTGATCTTGAATCGATAAGCCATCTTTTGGGCCAATTCTTCTTTGGTTACAGCTGCATTCTCTTCGTTGTAACCACGCATTCTTAGATTGCCTTTTTTGATGTCATGAATATGGTCCAACAAAAGCAAAGTTGGTTCATAAAATGATTGGATTTCCTGAGTCTGCTTATGCTCAGGTTTAATTTGAAAATGGCTATTCATGAAACCTCCGCAATAGATTGCTCGATTTCATCTAAACGGCGTTTATGAAATAGCTCTGGCAAAGTGGCTGTACGTATATCAGCTTCCTTTACCAACTTACCGCTTTCTAACCAGTAATGATTGTTCGGTTGATACGCTTCTACCGTTTGTAAGTCTTTTATTTTGATGTGATTCATATACACAACCACATCGCCATTTATGTATTTGCCTGGCTCTTTTTCTTGTGCTAGATTGATGTCCATTCGATACTCCGAAAAGTCGTTTAGGGTGTATTGGGTACGCGGTGAATTACGGGAAGCCTGATCTGATACGTCAGGCTTCTTCTTTAAAATGAATAAAATTTGTGCTAAACTCGATTTCATATTCATTCCTGATATGTGTGAATATTTGAAGCCTGAGTCCCATCCTCAGGCTTTTTCTATTTCAGTACCTGATGTGTACTTCTTCATTTGTTTTAAAGCTGCTTGATCTACAGCAGTCGCCAATTCAATCAGATGCAATGTCAATTGATGAATCTCTTCATATTCTTGGGGTGTTACCACACCATCTTCATACGCTTCATAAACAGCTTTGTTAGTCTTTCCTGACTTAATGTTGTGCTGCATCATTGCTTCAAAGATCGACAACTCATGATGTTTGCTGCGGTCACAAGTCACTGGAACTAATGCAAAACCAAGTTCATGAGCCCAAATTTTTAATAAGGCTGGATTTTGGGTGTAATAGAGAATTGCTTCTAACTTTTTAATACTTGGTAAATGGTTCGGCATATTGATATTTGCGTAATTACAAATTGTGTTATGTGAATCTCCAAGTACCTGCGCAATATCTTTAGGCGTAAATCCTGGTGTATTACTTATCATTTGCCAAATTGCGTTTTGGGCTTCTCGGCTTAAATTAATTTCCATATGTGAATCCTTTGATTTTTTCACGTTTTTTTTTGAGTATTTAATTGGGAAACTCTTCTTATAAAGAGCTAGTGTCGTACAAAGATTGACGATCGGCGGTTAATTTCCCATTAGTTTGAATTTCAAAAACAGCTTGAGTTTTTAAAGGGATTTTTTTTCGCCAATAACTTATTACCGATCTGTCTTTTTTTAGGATTCGTGCAAGATCAGCGTCATTTTTAGCTTGAAAATGATTTTTAAGATCATCAACAGTCATGTTTAGTTTCCAAAACAAATAGTTTAGTTAATTGAACTATAAGTTTAGGAACATGTCAATTTTTTTGTTTAGTATTTTAAACAAATATAAGGTTTATCAATTATGCTAACCACATCTGATCGAATTTCTTTACGCATGAGAGAATTAGGTTTACAACATAAAGACCTAGTTGCAGCTACTGGGGCAAGTAAAGGGACTGTTACAAACTGGATCAGTGGGGTAAATAATCCAACTGGTAAGAGATTGATTCAATTAGCACAAGCTTTGAACACAACTTCTGAATGGTTGCTCAATGGTACGTCTATAGAAAATAAAAATTCCAGTGATATACGTTTCGCTCCTGTTGAATTCAGAAGTGCTGAAGCTAAAGAACACCTATCAAACGTGCGCATACCAATACATAAAGATGTAAAAGCATCTTGTGGCTCGGGTATTCAAAACTTTTTAGAAGATCCAAGTGAGTACTTAGATATAGATCCACAAATACTTAAACTAATGGGTATTCAGACTAATCCAGGTAACTTAAGAATTATATATTCCGCTGAATATAGTATGTACCCTACTATTGCACCTGATAGCCCACTATTTGTTGACGTTTCTGATAAGAATCCTGATACCCTGAAAAATGGAAGTGTATATGTCTTCACTCATAATCATGAATTGCGTATGAAGCGAGTTTTTATAAGCTACGCAGGTTCAAAAACAGTAAAATTTACTAGTGATAATCCTGACAAAAATAGGTATCCAGATGAATTCATCACAAACGAACAACTTAACGAAATTAACTTTATTGGCCGATTGGAGTTAGCTTTAGTTAAACCTTAAAAATATGAATTTTAAAAATATTCATATATCCTTAAAGAGTTTGATTTTATAAAAGGCCCCTTAATCAATCTTATTGATTATTTTCACTTCTTTCATTTCATAAAGTTGAGCATTTTTATATTTATCAGTAATTAAGCATAAGCCTTTAAAACATATACCTGTATTTCTTAGTTCATCAACAGGTAAGCCTTTTATTTGAACTTTAGCCATTTTATTAAAGTTACTAAAATCCTTTTCTGCTTCTTTCATTGCAGACTCACCCGAATTAGAAGCAGATTTGAATAAAAAGAATAAGCATACAACAAGAAATAACATTCCAAAATAATGGAAATAAACAGAAAAAGAAAAACTATAAGCTGGAGTCGAAGTTACAAAAGATTTACGTCTAATATCTGGTTCTGTTAATTCGTTCCTTTTCAAGAATCTTTTTGTTCTATGACCAGATAAAATTAATGATCTTGCAGGTTTTCTCAAGCTACGTTTGAATTCAATCAACCAATTAGGAGTGTACCTATTTACAAAAGTTGCAACATTCACACTAGGTAAAAGTTTAAGTAAGGGTTTTATCAAATAATAAATAAAAGCAAATAAACTAATTAAAATTGAAAATGCAGACAGGCTTACGTACTTCCATTGTTCTTTATTTACACTGTAAGCAAATGAAATAAATATCAAAATTGTCAATAATATGAGGACATGATTAACATTTTTTGTTAGACCAGCAATCAACATACTAGCAACAGGTAAATCAAAAACTTCTATTTTGTAGTTATAGAATTCAGTATATCCCAAGTAATACCAAAAACCACTCCAATACAAAAAAGCTGTAAAGATCGTAGTAAGAACTGGCCAGGCAAAAATAACATTCGTTTTCATAAGTTAAAAATTATTATGTGTTTATTTCTTCTGTAATTGTATCAGCTGCAATAACTTATGTATCAGTACTAAAAAAAAATTATGAATAAAATTGATGAAATATAACTCGTATAACCTATCTATCCCCTGCTTTATGCGATTTATTGGGTTGTATAAAATAGAAATCTAAACTTAACAGCAAAATTGTTCATTTATCTAAACAAAACTATTGACCATATTTGTTTAGTTTACTAAACTAAATTCACCAGATAACAAAAAAAGCGCACCGACCTCGAAATCTAATGCGCTTTTCCATACAACAGGTGAATTATGAACACAAATCCAAATTCTATCAACCCTGCTGTTACACATCGTGTACAGCCATCCAGCTTTATTAAAGCAGCTGCAATCAGTGGTTTATTCACTGTTGGAATTATAGGTCTTGCATACGACCAAAAAGCTACTGAATACAAACCCGCAGTTTTAGTTCCTAACACATCCACTTCTTCATATAGCATCCAAGCTTTAAAGGTCACTTCTGATTCATCTGGCATGGCTGTAGTAAAACTTGATAGCTTCTTTCTTAAAGTTAGCTTTGATTTTGAATCTCATGCAGATAACTACGGCGTACCAGGTTCTGAATTCACTGCAGTTGATATCACCAACTTAGCAATTGATGAGATTCATGACATTAACGGCAAGGAATATAACGACTTCACAGATTACAACGATCACCGAAATATCAATCAGATAATTATCGGTTATATCGAGCGTAACCGTTTGGTGGAGGCTGTCTAATGAATAAATCTACACCCAAGAAATCAGAATTTATAAGCGATGAAAACGGCGAATTTCGCATGCGTATTTATTCATCTGAATATTTACAGAAAAATGGCGAAATTTACCGGGTTAGTAAATCAGGCTATTTGTACCTTATCGATTTCGCAGAACATTTAGAGAAGCCTTGGATTAGCCTTAATTTTGAACGTGAGCGCAAGTTTCAGAAGCGCAAAGCATTGGCTATTGGGCTTCAAAATTCAAATATCCCCTCTTACGAACGTCGTGCGTATAAAAAACGTATGGGATGGACTGGAGCATAATCATGACTGTATTTTTTAAGAAAGCTCAACGCAAAAATGCAAAATTACGCTTAGCAATTGCCGGACCTACTGGAGCAGGTAAAACTTTTGGCGCACTACTTTTAGCTAAAGGTATTGGTGGCCGTATTGCTGTTGCAGATACAGAGAATAGTAGTGCTGAGCTATATGACGATATAGTTTTATTTGAACATGCAAATATTCAACCACCCTATTCACCAGAAAAATTTATTGAGGTTATTAAGGCTGCTGAAAATGCTGGATTCGATACTTTAATTATCGACAGTATTACTCATGAATGGTCTGGTGTGGGTGGGTGTCTAGAAATAGTTGATAAATTAGCCGGCACTACATTCAAGGGAAATAGTTGGGGTGCTTGGAGCCAAGTTACCCCACGTCACCGTAAGTTTATAGATGCAATGCTCCAATCAAGCATTAATATAATTGTCACTTTGCGCTCTAAAATGGAAACAATTCAGGTAGAAAATAACGGCAAGAAAAAAGTAGAAAAAGTTGGAATGAAAGCTGAACAGCGTGATGGCATTGAGTATGAATTTACTACAGTGTTGGATCTAACGCATGACAATCTCGCTATTGCCACAAAAGATCGTACTCGCTTATTTCTTGATCCACGTCAGTTGACTGAAAGTGATGGCGTTGCATTAAAGCAATGGTTGATTTCGGGTTCTGCTGATGCTTGCATAAATGGTAATCAATTCTTTGAACTTGAAGCTCTTATGCAACAAGCTGGAATCGACATAGAGAAATATTGTGCTAAACGTGGACTAAATAGCTTGCATGATGTTTTGCAGCAAAAGTTTGACGAAACCTGCAGTGGTATTCAATCAATTATTCAGAGAAATAAACAAGCCCATCAAGCCAATGAACAACAGCTTCAAGCTGAAAATGATGCACGTTTAGAAAATGATTATCAAATTGCACTCAAAGATATTGAGCATGCCAAATCTACTAATAATTTAGATAAGCCTGCTAAGTATTTCCGTGGCTCTAAATACGAAACTCAAATTCTAAATGCATGCCAAGCAAAGTCAGATATGGAGGGTTGGAGCGCATGAATATTTTAAATAGTAATGAAGCATTTTCAGCACTCATGGCTGGTAAAAATATTATGTGCCGCGCTGTTGGCGAATTGATGGACTTTGATGACTTAAATCAATTCCCTGCTACGATCTTCGCTTTACCTGGTTATGAGTTCTGTATCAAACGTGAATCGTTAACTTTGGCAGATATTCAATTTACTAAGCCAGTAGAACCACACGATCTGGAGAATGGCCAAGAAATCTTTATTGTGATGCCAACATGTATCTTGCGTACTAAATACGACCCAGAACATGGTGATATATGTTTGAGTGTGGCAAATGGATTTGCTCAATTAGATGCTGAAAATGCACAACTGCAGCTTCAGGCGTTTGGTAAAACGTTTGGCAATATGATTACTGAGATTGAAATTAAAGACGGTTTCAGTGAAAAGCCTAAAAAATCTAAAGCTCCTCGTAAAACCAAAGAAGCTTTTAAATCTGAAGATACCCCAGAAATTGAAACAGATCCTGCCTTAATAATTGATAAATTTGCAGCGAAAATTGCAAACTGTTCGACAACAGAAGCTGTTCTTTTATTACGCCCAGTGTTTTTTGCTAATGGTCATCTTGAGCGTGAACATACTCAACATCTATGCAAATTGACTGAGAATAAGTTGATAGAGATTGATCCTGAGCAATATGCACCAAAACCAAGTTACATTGATCATCAAATTTATATAGATGGCATTAATGCATGTGTTTCAGAGGAAGAAATTAAAACCACACTACACGATGTGAATGATCAAGGTTTTAGCGAAGAACAGCTCTCAGAAATTAATCTTGCAAAATGTTCTAAACTTGCTGAGTTTCAAGCGACTGCATTAAAGAATATTCAGGATAATCAATATGACAATCTGTTAAAAGAACTATTAGAACGTGCTAAAAAATCAAAATTACCTGCTGAAGCTAATGCCTTGTATAAATATACGGTCAATTGGACTGAAGAACAGCGTAAGCCATTGATGGATGCAATTAATAAAAGATTGAGTGAATTGGGTGCGACCGCTCCACCTCCTGAACAACCACCATCATTAGTGGTTCAGATCCAAAATGCACCTGATTTAACAGCCTTGGATATTTTAGAAATTGATGTTGCAACCCGTCATCCAGACATTCAACCGAAATTAATGGGACTGGTTCGTAAACGTCGATTTGAACTTGAAAATTCAGGTTCAAACGTAATGACTTAATTTGGAGCTATTTCTCTTATCACTTGATGAAATGAATTTAATAAATAGGTAAAGGTATGAGTAGACAATCAAAACTTTCTAAAATGACAGAAGAAGAAAAGCTCTTGGCAGCAAAGATTTTTTGGGAATCCCCTTTAGATGCAACATTCCCACCTACCACAGTAGCAATTGTATTTAATGTATCCCTTCCCTGGTTACAGCTTAAACGCTGTGAAGGTGGAGGCATACCATTCATTAAAGGCGCTAGAAAAATCTCGTACACAAAAGGTGATGCCGTTAAGTATTTTGAAGGCCAAAAACTTACAAATACAATCTGATTTAAAAAGGAGGCTACCCTCCTTTTTTATATCCCTCAAAAACGATATCCTCAACCTCTTGCATTGCTAACCTTAATTTTTTATCACTAATCTGGATATAACCCTCAGTCACATCACCAGATATAGTATGGTTTAAAAGCCTTTTAATCGTGTACTGACCGTAATCAAGATTCTCGGCAATGGTGCCAAAGGTACGTCTAAGGTCGTGGAAAGTGAACTCAATACCAGTTGCATCAATTATTTTTTGTTTAGCTTCAAATAAATTTGTTGTATAGCCTTTTTTCTTAGCTTTAGGGGAAGCAAAAACATATTCATTGAACTTTTGCTCATCTCTTTTCTTCATGATCTCCCAAAGACGCTCACCCATAGGTAATGTATGAACTTCACCATTCTTAGGATCATTAGAAGTTATCCAGCCATACTTTAAATCAACAGCATCCCATTTTAGTGTTTGGCATTCATCACGGCGAAACCCGGTGAGTATTAAAGTTAAAAGAAAATCCCTGACTGTATTTCGTTCCTGTCTCAAAGCGGTGAAATTCATTACAGCGTTAATCCAATCGGTTAACTGTTCTTGTTTGACATAGCCTTTCCGGCGTTTGATTTTATTCCATGTTCTTTTTGCTTTTAGAGTTGCTACTGGATTCACAGCAGTAATAATTGACTCGTCTTTGGCATCAAGAAAATGTTCAATAGAAAAATTAAAGATCGCCCTGAAGACAGCCATTGCTAGATTTGCTTGAGCGGGACTTCTTTCAGTTAATTCTGTGTATTTTGCTTGGACTTGAATTCGCGATATATCCCCTATCTTAAGTTTTTTCCAATCAGCTAAATATTCATTTACAACCTTGTCGTAATCTTTAAGTGTTCTAGGTTTTAATGTTCTATTCTTAAGATATTCATTATAAGCAACCTCAACAGTAGGATGCTGCCTTGATACGTTTAAAATATGTTCATCTTGATCACGTTTAGCCTTCTTCTCCTCATTTGGATTGTAACCTTGTGCCATTTGAGAAAGCAGACCTTGTGCTAAAATTCGCGCCTGTGATAGTGTTAAATTGCCATGTAGACCAATAGTAGACCGTACCGCTTTGCCTTTGACCTTTTTTTCAACAATATAGGTTTTACAAGTTGTATTAACTCGTACAGCAAATCCAATAAGTTCACTGTCCCTGTATATGCCTGGTTCGCTTAAAGAATCAATTGCAGTTTTAGTGAATTTTATGCGTTCTGACCTAGACAT